CACGTAGGCGTCATCGCGGTCTACGCCGAACATCGGAAGCTCTGCAAAGCTGATGTTGTAGAGCACGCATTCCGGGCGCGGAAGGATGTAACCATTGGCAATGAGATCCTTCATGATCGAAGTCAGGACAGTGCCGATGTGGATATTGACGGACATGTTCTGCTGATCGTAGAACAGCATCAGCGCGCCAGGGAAAAGCTGCTTCCAAATCGAAAGCAGCGATGCAATTTTTCCGTCCCAGTGATTTTGCATGGACCGCGCTTTGATGAGCATCCGGTATGTCGTATCGTCCAGGACTGGGCTAACGCCGTTGCTAGGCTGAAATGGGACGATGCGGCTCACGCCCGCGAGCGATCCCAACACGTCAAGTTGAGCGCCTACGGCTAGGTCAATGTCGAACGCGGCCGGCATTGAGTTGGCGCACACCGCGATATCCAGGAGCAACTGAAGATTAACGGTGAGCCAGGCCAACATCTTGGGACTCGTCTGGTACTCCGACGTGACCAGCCCAAGATAGTATTCCAGCGTTTGCGCAGCCGGAGGCAAAACGTTCGCGTACTGTTCGAAGTTGGGCATTTCAGACCAGATTCACCACGACATTGGCGGCAACGCCTTTCGCCGCATGATCGAACGGGATGACGATGTCCGAAGTTGCGGCGGGGAAGAAGGAAACGACCACGCCCGTTCCGCCCGCCGTAGCGTTGGCCGAAAGCGTGATGGTGCTGCCGGAGATCAAAGACACCGTCGTGTTTGCCGGAATGTCCGTTCCGACCACTACCTGCCCCGTAGCGATGCCGGAAGCGGAAGTGACGACAATGTTAGCGGAACCGCTCGTCAACGTCGCCGTGGTCTGCGCAGCCTGTGCGCCGTCGCTCAGAGCGCGAATTGAGAACAACGGTTGGTCGGGATTGGGGCGGGCGTTGAGCGCGGCGCCATAGAGTTCGCTGTAGATCACCGGCTGCCCGATGCCCAGGCTGTTGAGATATGCCGTGACGTCGGCCGCAATCTGCTGTTGGGTGGCTGTTGTGAAGCCCGTCAAGCCATGCACTGAAATTGTCACATAGACGTAGATGTACCCGAGCGCCGTGAACTCAATCGAGAGGCTGATGCCCGAGTTACTGGGGTCCGTCACCGATACGGTCGTGGTGCCGTTCGTGCGTGCGCCGATGCCCCTATTGTCGTAGATCGCTTGCGCGATATCCGACAAGTCCCCGCCTTCTACCACGCATGTAATCGAATGCGCGGGTAGGCCGTTTGAATCGACGTCTCCGGTGGGATTCTCGTAAACCTGAGACCGGGTGACGCCAGAGACAGCCGCTACGGCCGCCGCCGTTCCAGCCACGAGAGTCCGGGAGGGGGTGGCCTGGGAGACGAGAAGGCGCGCCCGATAGACCGCATCACTTTCGACCGCATTACCCGGCGTTGCCGCCGCCGCGTTGGATACTGAGGTCCATCCCAACGTGGGTGTGGAGATGCTCGTGATCGTTCCAATTTCAGCCGTGATATTGCCAATGGCTTGCGCCGTTACCGTGACGGAAATCGTGCCCCCGGACGGAATCGTTACGGGCGTCGGCAGGTTCCAAAGATTTCCGTTGATGTCCCCCGCTACGCCGTTGGTGATTATCGCTCCGGGCGTTCCGGCGAGCGTAACGAGAGCCGTGGAATGGGTCGCAACTTTGCGGCCCGTTCCAATCAGACGGCCGATGCGATCCAGACTCGCGCCGATGGCCGTTTGGGGATTTTGGGCATAATAGACGGACTGAAGAAGATTCTCGTTGTCGCTGGCGATCATCCCACGCACGCCGATGTCCTGATAGTCGGAACTGTCGGGGCCGAGATAGCTGGCGCTGCCGAAGATGGCCTTGTACTGATCCACTAAGTACCCGACGATGTCGCCGTACTGGGGAACGACTAAGCCCACGCTGGAGATGGTTGGTGCTGTGTAGCTCATGGCGTTTAGGTAGTTGCGATGGATATGGCCCCGAATTGCGTCTGCACGGTTGCCGAGAATGTGAAAGCCCGCGATTCGCCTTTATACGTCACGCTGGCGTTCGACATCCCCGTAACGTAAGGGGTTTCTATGATACGCTTGCGCAGAACCAAGAGGACGCCGTCCGAGGTTGTCGGCTTGCCGAGTAATTGCTGAAACAGTGGCGTGCCCTGGTTCAAATCTTCAAACCATTCCCCCTGCAGCAACTTGAGCCGCGTGAGGATGATTTGCGCGACGGCCATCAGGTCGGCAGAGAAGTTCGCCGCCCCGGACCCACGCATGGGATCGCCGTTGACGTCTAGCGTTCGGACTTGAATCGTGGCTGCCATGGCGCTAAACGGTAAAGACCGGACCTGTCTGTGAAGTTGAGGTAAGGATATGGGTGTGATCCATGAAGGTCAGCCCCTCGATTTTCGTGTTGCCGCTCGCCGCGATCTTGATAATGGAACTTCCCGTGATGTCTACTTCTTCGGCGGAGACGGTGGTTTTCCCGCTGGTGGTCACGGTCGAACTCGCGGCGTTCACGTTGGCCGCTCCGGAGCAATTCACAGTAACAGCGGGCGCGGTAATGGTGATCCCGGCCGGCGCCAGATCGATCACCACTGAGGCGTCGTCGTTTCGAAGCTGAGCCGACGACGTGGAGTAGCTGGGGAGCCCGCGCGGCGTGGATCGCAGCCCGAAGATCGCGACGGCGTCGGACAGATCGTGGCGACGGCAACTAATCGGCTCGTTGTCGACCCCGCCATTTTGGAGCCAAGCGTCAAGCGCGGTATCCGAAAAGACAATCAGGCATTCGTCGCCGGCCTTGATTGGGAAAGTGAGGCTCCATCCACCGGCCGACGGAACCAGAACTGGAACGTCTTGGATAAGCGGCAGATTCACTGAGACGGTTTGCAGGCTCACCGCCGAATCCGATCCGGTGTTCAGCTGGAACAGCTCCTTGGATGCCGCCACGATGTCAACCACGGCGGGAGGACCGGTTCGAAACGCCTTGACCACAGCGGGGAGCGCCACGCGCAGGCCCTGGAAGATCGAGTCCTTGAGCGCGAATCGGTCCGCTGGCGCTGGCGTGAGCCGCTGTTCAAGAGTCAGCCCGACATTGCCACCTGGCGCGTTACTTGCCACTGGATTTCACCTCGCGCGTCTTCAGGAAGTCGGGGAAGAAGTTCAACGTCAAACCGGTGATTTCCGTCACCCAATCGCTCCCGGTTCCGCGCGAGTCGCCGATGTGCTGAATACCTGCAACCACGTATTTGCCATCCTGACTCGCTGGCACGTTGTAATCCTTGCCGTACTGAAACTGGAAGGGTGCAAAGAGCACGCCCGACGCAAGCTGAACGACATCGCCGATTTTCACCGATGGGTCCATTAGAACCTGGAAGACGATCCCTTCCTGCGTCTGCTGCGGCGTTCCGATCAGCGTTCGTTTAATCGGAGTGGAGGCAGAGACGTTAGAGGTGTCGGATTGAGATGTCCCGTACGCGAACTTGGCGACGACGGCCGCCATCGACTTTTGATCAAACGACCGGATATGCAGACCGGATTCATTAATCCACGAAAACAGATTGTTGTTTCGCGTGATCTGCCGCATTGCCTCGGCTGGGCGGCCCTGAATCACCTGCCCACGCGAATACTTTGATTCGCCCATGACCACTTGAGACGATGCGTCGATATCCGCGTCAATTCCACACCGGGCGCAAATCAGGTTAGTGGCGTCCAGGTCGGTCTTCCCCTTCTCTACGGAAAACGCCACTTGATTGAGGGCGCTGTCGGCAAGAGACGTAATGCACCGCAGCCGAAGGACATGGTCCACGACGTGCTCTCGCGTCCATATTGGCTGCAACACTTGCCCGGTGTAGATGATATTCGAGTCCGCATCGAAAGCGCCGGTGGCGGATGGCTTGTATCCCGCGCTTAGCGTGACCCAATCGCCCGTAATGACCGGCTGGCGGAACTTCCAAACATCCGCCGCGCCGCTCGTCATCTGGTTCGCGGTCGACGCCGATAGGTTGTAGATGTCAATCGTCGCCTGCCAATAGGCGAGCGTGAGCGTCATCTGTACCATGAACCGGATGCGTAGTGGCGTCTCACTCGGAGAAACCGTGCTGCTTACGGCGTAGAGGCCGCCCGCCGCCGGTTCGAGTGCCATGCGCCATGATCGGTCAAAGACCGCCCGAGGTGTGTTTCCCATGGTTATGCTGGGTTATCGTTCCAGAGCAGAACGAAGTCGGTCCCCAGGTTGGTAACGTCGGGCTCACCGCTCGTTCCACTGCGGTTGATGACGTAAGCCGATCCGATCTTGAGGTAGTTGTATGGCGCGAGGATATTCGCGGCAGGCCATGCGCCCGTCAGCAACGGTATGCCGGACAACAGCAGATTCCACGACGAATCGTAGACATCCATCGTCCAATAAGCCGCGACGCGGTTCCAGGACAGCCCCAGACCCAGGGTGGGCGTCGTGCCGTTAATCGGTAAGCTTACGCTGAGCTTCTGATTCGGAGATGTATTGAGCGGTACGGTAACAGCCATGTTAGGCAAAGCTCACGGAGCCAACATTCAGGCTTGACCAGTCTCCGGCCGCATCGACCGGCACGCCGGAAGATAGAGTCGAATCGGGGACTTTATACTGCGAGCCAAGCGTAGGGGTAACGGCGGTTGGTTGCACTGGCCCGGTGGTCGTGCCCGTCGTCACCTGAGGCATTGCAGGGTCGGACGCGGGAGAGCCCATCGTAATGGTGGAATTTGTGGATTCGACCGAGGCGAACAGCAATTGTTCAAGTGTTACGCGGGCCTTCAACCCATACGCGTTTTTGACGTCTTCGCTCGATTCCATGCCGACGATTGCCATGTCGTCGTATTGGTCCAAGCGGCTTGATATCGAAACCGTCTGGCGTTGGCTCATCAGCGACTTTAGCGTCATCCAGGCCGACGTGCTGCGGGACGATGAATCGCTGAACTGCCCCAACGTGAACGATGTCATCGAATCGCTCATTGCGATCTCAAGAACCAGCCGCGCCGGGACTAGGTAGATGTGATCCGTGGTGGCGGCTCCGGTCTGGATTGGGTTCTTCGTTGCAACGGCGCGCCGCTCATGGTTGGTTCGAATCACCGCATCGAAAACGTAGACGACGTCTTTGCCTTTCGCGTCTTTCGCCGTTAATGTGAGCGGTGCCTTTTTGTTGGACCACTCGGGCGGACGCCACGGGCCAGCGGTGCCAATCGTCCGAGTAGTGCCGACGTTGGCCGTCTCTTGCGCTGGTTCTGACGTGTAGTCCAATTGCGTGACGATGGATGCGACCTGTGCGATGCTGTCCATGGCTTAACCCCACGCCGGCGCGAACTGAAACTGATTCATGCGGCTATCGTTACTGAACCGATCGCTCACCTGTTGCGCTACTTCGCGCCCGATATCTTCCGGGTTCGCATCGGTATGCGCCACGTGGACGCCGCCCACGTCAACGGTCACGTGAGTTTCACGGATGCTGGATTGCGGCACTGGAGTTTCGGGGTAACGGTAGCGATCCATGTCCAGGGACGCGGATGGATTGGCTGCCGCTTGTGCAGCCTCAAACTGACGCTGCATCAGCAGCGCTTCTGGCAGATACTTGCGCGTCTCTTCGGGCAAGTGCTCTGGCGCGGGAAGCGGCTGGTCAACCTTGACGCGCCCCGGTCCCCAATCATAGGCCGCAAGGGCTTTTGCCTGATCACCGTGATAGCGATCCAGCATCATCGCAAGGAAGCGCACGCCGCCGTCGATGTTCTGGAGTTCGTTGTGCGCATCCACGCCGAGCCATTTGGCGGTATCGGGCATGAGTTGCATGACACCCGTAGCCCCGCTATTGGGGTTGACCGCGCCATTCTTGAAGCGCGATTCGTGATAGGCAACGGCGAGAGCAAGGCTCTCGGGGATCTTATACTTTCCAGCCGCTTCCTGGATTTCGGAAGCAACGCGAGTTCCCAGGGCTTTGCCGATTTCGGCATCGCTAGCGTAGTTTCCAGAATACTGATGGGAGTTCTCGACCGGGCGCGGCTGCGCTGCTGGAGCGGGCGTTTCCGCTGGAGACTGCAAGCCAAAGAAGTCGGATAGCCCACGCGCTCCGCCGCGCAACCAATCCGGCTCGTGTTCTTTCTTCCACGCCTTCCAGTCCTTGCCCCGCTCGGATGCTTCGAAGGATTCGGACGCGGAAATGGCCAGTTTCCTCCCGGTCCATACCCCCGCTAAAGCTGCGATAGCGGGGGCAATAACGGTACTAAGCACTCCCGCGCCGCCCGCAGCCGCCGCTCCCGTCGTGGCAGCACCCGTTCCGGTAATGAGCCCACCAGCTCCCGCAGGAACGAGCGTCCACGTTATGCCTCCCGACGCTAGACTGGTGATAACGCCACCCTCGCCAACGGCCAGCACGGTATCTCCAACCGCCGGAATCAAACTTGAAGCCAATGCTGTTCCAGCCGCCCCCGCCCCGGCCGCTGCAGTGCCACCGGCGGCCGCCGCGGTGCCACCGGCGGCCGCCGCGGTGCCCATGCCTAGTAAGTGGGCAACCCCCACTCCCGCTTTCCCAATTCCAAGCGCCGTTAGCAGCCCGCCCACACCCAACGCCCCAAGAATACTGGAACTGCCCGGATGGACGGAGTTGCCCGCCTTGTCAAATTCTTTGCCCGCTTTATCGGCGTTTCCCGATAGCAGTGCGGCGATTGCGGCCGAGCCGTGAGCGACGATCTTTTCAGCGTCGATCATGGCGTCGATCACCATGCGGAGCGCGTGCTCTACATGCTCAACTGCTTTGGCGAATTTCTCCCAATTGAATTCTGAATCTTCGATTGAACTGTCGCCAGAGAGAAGTCCAATTAGGTTCGTGAACGCTAAAGCGCCCGCCTCTACAACTCCGCCTAACCCTTTCATGATGGCCCACGTGTCTTTAAGCACCGGCACCAGAAACGTCGTGAACTTGTCACTCAATTCGGGAATGTGATTCTCGAACCAAACGACCCACTCGCGAAGTTTCGATCCGACGTCGCCCAAGCCAAGCTTCTTGAACAGATCCCCGACCATCTGCATTCCGAGAAACTTCGTCGCCACCTCTAGCCTGGAGAATTCAAAGCGCAGATCGCGAACGCCGATCATGTTCTTCTCAAAATCGGGTCCGAGTGCGGTACTCATGCGGTCGATATCGGCCGACATCTGAAGAGCGCGGCTATGCAATTCCTGATCGAAAAGGATCGTCGGCAGGTCCGCACCGAGCGCCTTCGTAATTATGTCCATTTTGCGCGCGGACTCCGTCGTCATCATCATGTGGAGTCCCATGAGACGGTAGCCCTGATCGGCCATGGCGACTTTATCCATCATGCCAATCGCGGCGGCGGATATGCCCGTGAAAGCGCCGACGATGGCGAACTGGGACTCCAGCATGGTTTTCGCCATGCCGCCCGCGTGGCGGGTTACCGTTTGCTCTCCGAGATCCATGTAGCTCTTAAACTTGGCGAGCGACGGATCGTCGGCGTCGAATTTAAGCGCTACCAGATACTCTTTGATGGGATCACTCATGATGGTCTCTGCGGGCCTTGTCCGCGCGGCGGCGATTCTCGGCTTGAACGTCCAACACGCGGTTCACGTCAATCAGGTCTTTGATGGTGTAGGTGCCATCCGTGGCTTCATGCTGCCGCCATAGGCCCGCCAACACCGGACGCCATAGGTATCCGTCCACGTCGGCGGGAAAGGGTACTACGTCGTAGTCTGGTCCGTCTCCGGAATCTTGTTGTTCAGTTTTTCGAAAAAAGGGTCGAAGTTAAAGGAGAACGACTCCTTGTAGAGGTCCATCGCCGTGTCGGTATCGTACTGCAGATCCACGTTGATGAACCGGCCATCGGCAAAAATCTTCATCGGGATGACCGCTTCGTCCTTATGGACCAGCAGCGAGCATTCGGCGAAGAGGAAACTCTGGATCTTCTGGTAGACGTCCAGTTCGGTTGATTTCCCCGTCATGACCTGAACCAGAACCCAACTCCCGATATGGGCCGGGACGAGCCCGAGGCGGAAATCCCGGCCATTGATCGTGACGTCCTTGAACCGTTCGAGTGCCATTGGGTTACTCGTTCACGCAACTGCAAGCGACGAAGACCCAGCTCACTTGCTGAGCCTGCTTCTGGTAGGTCTTGTCGGGGATCTTCTTTGGCGCCACGCCCGTCAGGTAGTGGCTAGAACCGTCAACGATGTTGATGATGAGGAACGCCCCGCTAAACACTTGGCTCACGTCGCCCGCATCGGCCGCCGCCTTGATGGCGTTGGCGAGCGCGAGGAACTGCTGATGCAGTGTGCAGGTTTGCCACATCTTGATTTCGATCTCCGCCAGATCGCCGGGGATATAGCTGGGAACCACCGCACCGTCAATCCCAAGATCCAGGATGGTCTTATCCTGAGTCATGCGGATATCAATTTGCGCAATGCCTTTGCCATCCACGCCAGCGGCGGAAATACTACCGATGAGTGGGGAACTGAAGGTGAGGTTCAAGTCCCGAGCGCTATAGGTCTGCAAAATGTTGGTTGCCATGGTGATACTCTCCTGTGCCTTACCGTTGGACGTCTACGCTCACAGTCAGCGAATGGCCCGACTGAGCCTCAACGAGCGCCACTGTGATCGGCGGCATAATGCGCGCCGCCCGGTTACTCGCCGATTGGCTGGCGACCGGCTGTGAGTAAAGCGCGTACCCTTTAGGGAGCGCCTGTCCCGTCGTGATCGCCCCCGATCCGGTTCCGATGGCGTTGCCCGTCCAAGTTCCCGCCGGCGAGATGAATCCAATCTCTCGCGAAGCGTCGCAAGCTTGAGCGACGACCGACTTGACGAGCGTTTCTCCAGCCTCGGTGATTGGGATGGAATTCTGCGAAACGAAGAGATTCGCGACATTGATTTGAATCGCTGCCGCGAGCATGTCCAGAAACAGCACCTCGTCGAAGAACACGCCAGAGGCCATGACGCCTTGCTGAAGCCACGTGTAGGAGCCGTTGTTATAACTGACGACGACATTCCCGTTGAATCCCGGCGTCGAGCGGTTGATAGCGCCGCAGATCGCATTCACTTGGGTCTGGCTTAACGGTTCCGCGCCGACGTCCGCAACCGTCTTGAACATCACGTCGAAATACGATCCAGCCGTGCCGGTGTTGCGGCCCATGGCGATGCCCATGATTGCCGCCGCGGCATAGGCATTGCTCGGGTAGGCTCCCGACTGGGTCGTGGAGTAAACCGAGAACGTGCGCCGGTAGGATGCGCCCTGAAGCACTGTGAGCAGGTTCGGGCTCGTTCCATTGCCGATGGTGGCTTCTCCGCTGCTGACGAAATACAGGCTCTGCGGAGAAGCACCCTCGATAAACGCCGCAATGGCCTCATGGTCGGCGTCAAGCGCGGTCCCGACGAAGGTCGCGGCATACCAACTCGGGGTTGCCGTCCGGCAAGCGGTCATCGTTTGCAACGGCGTCTCGCCAATCGCGGTGATGTTAATCTGGCAGCCGGTTCCCGTTCCGCCCGTGGTGCTCGCGCCGCTGGATACGGTGTAACCCGTGCCCTGCGATCCGGAGACTAGGGCGATGCCGGTGACGACGCCAGCCACACCAATGGTCGTGACGCGGACGAGTCCGCCGGATGCGCCCGCCGCCGAAACGGTGAGGATATCGCCCACGACATAGCCCGTTCCCGCCGACGATCCGACCGCCACTGCGTTGATGGCCGTCAAGTCTTGCCGTCCGACCCACAGATAGACCGGAGCGGGGGATTGCGCGAAATACAATTGAGCAGCAAGATACTCGGGGTTCGTGGTTAGGAACCCATCGGTGAGCATCGCACTGGTTGACGTGTAGAGCCGCGCACGGCCGTTCGCGCCCTGGGAAGGAATTGCCGCGCTCGGGCCGACAATCAGCGCCTGATTGAAAGCTGGGGGCGCGACCGCCGCCGGGGATACCACGACCGAGACGTTGAAGATCGTGGAGAGAGATAGACTGTTGGACATGCTGTGCCTTCCTATGGAACGTTGATTTCGTCGGTAAGCCCGGTGTTGGTGACAATCCCCACACTGGCGAATGCCGCTTGCTGAACTGTAGTCGTTTCGGCCACTTGCTCATTCATTTCGAGCGAGAGGTCCGCCCGCTTCCACCATTGGCCCTGAAACAATTCCGGAGCGTAAACCGGGCGGCCAGGCCATGGCAGCGGATAGAGATTCGAGGCGAACAGAAGATCCTTCACCCAATCGAGCGAGAATGCCGAAAGGATTAGCCGCGCGTGGTCTGCGCAGCTTGGGCCATAAAGCGCGAGGTGCACATCCCAGGTCTGCGTGTAACCCATCGCTACCGGGATGGACGGCGTTCCGGGCGTAAACGTCTCATCGCGCGAACGGCTGAAGGCGTTGTCTTGCTGCGTGGCGCGCACGAAGCAAACGTCCTCGTCAATGCCCCAAGCGGGCTGACCATCGACCGGCCAACTCACACGCACAGCGGAGAAAGCGCCATTCGGATTGATTACCGGGTCAAAGCCGAGAATTTGGGCCACAATGGCCTGGATAATCGTCGCCAGCGAATCGGGCGTAAGCGCGGAGGATACAAGGCTGGTGCCGTTAGGGAATGCGCTGGTGGTCATGTCAGGAGCCGGTAACGCGCACGAGGATAGCCGAGTAGAACCCGAAGTCGTTCCACGGTAGAAGCGAAGTCACGCGATAGATGTCCCCGTGCCAGCGGACCTTATCGCTAATCGTGCTTGACCGCTCGCTGGTCGTATGTAACTTCTGCTCGCAGATGATTTGCAGCGATCCAGTCACGCGGTCGGCCTCGGGAACCTGAGCAAGCGCTTTGGCGTCGGCGGGAACAATCACGCCCACGGCAGGAATCTCCGTTGGTGCATCCGCCTGCCAACCGCCAGCCGCGAAGCTGCCCGTTGTGCGCAGGATCGTGAACGACTGCGACAGGGAAAAGCGCTGGGTTACGGCTGAGAGGTTGAAGGGCATCTACTGTCCATCGCGGACTACCCAGGTTATGGATTTCCTGAGTTGTCCGGTATCTATGAGCGGCTTGTCGGAGCCTTTACGCTTGATCGTTTCGGGTGCGTTCGGAGCCCACCCGTTGCGCGGATCAGTAAACCAGCGCTTCGCCGCATTGCTCGCGACGACACCCGCGCGGTTCAGGTCTTTCTCTGCCGCATCCGCGTTTCCGTTCAGCAAATCTTTCGCTGCCGCGCCCATCGGCCGAGAGATGATTTCACTGTTGGCTGCAATGGCTGGTTCGAGCACAGGACGCGCGGGGATATGGCGCAACTCGGAGCCGTTGGCATGGATAAACAAGAGAGCCGCGCTATTGATCGGGTCTCCCTTGCGCTGTGCCTTTTCGGCCGGAATGCCAATCAGTACCTGGCTGCGCTTCACGCGGGCAAGATCGGCAGCTACCCCGCGAATTCCAGAACCGGAGCTTTTAACCGTGGTGGACATAACTACCAGATCAGCATCGGACCCGCACCGATGAGCCGCGCCCACCCCATGAACTGAATTCCATACTCGGTTTGGTTCCAGTGGCCCCACGATTCAAAGCCGGAACCACTACCGCCGATAGGCTGAATGGACTCGCTGACGGGTCCGGCAGAGGCCGCGATGGTGATTCCCTGCGCCAATCCGGATTGCGCGGCCGCGCGAACGGTGGAGAACCCATCACCATCGGAGCGCAGCCATAACGTGGCATAATGCGCGACGTAAGCGGCCATCCCGAGCGCCCAAGCGTCCTTCCACCGCGCCTGCACCAGCGAGGCCGATGCAAGCGCGATGTAGGCATTGAGCACGATGTAGGGCAGCGCGGGAGCCGGATAGATCGTGATCAGTTGAGAGCCGCTCCGATTCGCGGCTTTGGTGAGCGTGATTTGCGTTGACGAATCGACCGACTGAATCAGCGTTCCCAATGGAACGACGCCATTCGGAGAAAGCACCGGCTGCCCCGCCCCAAGGCTATCGGTATTCGTCAGCGTGACGACCTGCGATCCCGCCGTGAACGTCTCCGGCAGCACCATCGGCGAGCCTCCGAACTTCGGGTAGATTGAGAGGAAGTCGGCAACGTTGTACGGAGGGTTGGACCCGACGACGATGTTCGAGCCATTGGAAAGGCCCGCAACGCCCTCGATAGGCCAACCCCACGCTTCGGCGAGATACTGATTCAGGTCGGGGATGGGCATGGACTATAGGCCTTTGGGCGGGCGGCCGGGGCCGCGCCGGGGTGTAGGCTCGGCTTCCGGCCCGGGTCCAGGTTCTGGCTCAG